TTCTTCCTCGCTTGGGGCAGCCTCTGCAGGTCTACCGCCTTGTTCAGGACTTGCTGCTGAACCTGCTATATTTGCAGGTATTCTTGGCTCGTCAAATCCTTCTACTGGGTCTTTGCCTAAGGCTACTCTAGCTTCATTGGCACTTAATATGCCTGTATTTACAAGAGTTGCGTAATAAGCCGCTTGGTCTCTCAACTCTGGCTGTAAAGCAGGAATTCCTGTTACATCTTCAGATAGTGAAAAACCAAAAAATCTTTCTAGTGCGTACCCAAGTTTTTTAACTACAGGTAGTACAGTTTCTAGATAATATAATCTGTGATTAGGTCTTATGTTAGCGTTATTACCGCCGTCTAGTAAGATGGGTGGTATTCCCATAGCTTCTAGTATAATTCTTTCATTTGCTTTTATTGATTCTGCAAAATCTAATTCTTTAAAGTTTACATCAGTTAAAGGATCTACCTCTAAACCTCCGTCTAATATAAGTGGTCTTCTTCCACCTGAATTAGGGTTATACCTCATACTCCATGCTTGCATCATTCTTTCTTTTACTTTCTCAGAAAGAGTGTTTGGGCTCTTAAGTACTAATCCTGGAACTGCTCCATTCTTGAAGAAGTTATCCTGGAAGTTTCTCATACTTGCAAGTAGTTGCATAGTTCTGTATGCAGGTTTTAGTCTTGGTACTCCTCTATATATGGAGTTGAAACTATTTTCTTTTACATGGATAATCTCGTTTGGACTATAATCTATTGAGTTGTCATATGTAAATTTTTCTATGTAAGTACTGTCATCAGTATAGATTGTTACTTTATCTGCAGGTAAATGATACAAGTGAGCACCATCAAAGTAAATAAAGATATTTCCATCTATTAGTAAGTCAATAATTAAGTTTCTTTTAAAAGAACTTATATCTTGAAAAGGGTTAGGTTCTACATTTAGTAGTAACTCTACTTTAGATCTTCTTATATTCTTAAGAATATTATTAGTACCTACTATCTTTTCTCCTACTGAGAATGGAATTTCTGCTACATCATCAACAATCATGTTGACAGCTCTATTAACAATTTCTAATTGTTCATAAGCGTTTCTGTAGTTAGTAATTACTTCACGAGAATCAATGGTCATTCCCTCGTTTCGGGATATAACATATTGCGAAGGATTAAGTTTTTCCTCGCTATCTCTTCCTAAGAATCTATCATACCATGCCATATTTGTCTCTCTGTTTCTCGACCCATCTTTTTTGTTTCTCTGCGTGTATCAACTTGGGTCGTTTACCATACACTGAATGTAGTTTCATATGGTGACTATGGCAGAGTGTTACTGTATCTTCGTAAAGTTCTTTGTAGTGTTCATCAATAAAGGCTTCTCGAATCTCTAGTATTTCTTGTTCGTTACTAATATTTAATTTTTTCTTTTTTATCCAAGTTTCTAGTAGTTCTGTAAGCCCGTAATAGTGATGAAAATCTAACTGTTCGCAACCACCACAAATATAACAATCGCTTGATTTCTTATATTTCGATTTTGCTTTATCTCGTACGTATTTAACTAAGTCTCTTTTGAAATTCATATTTCTACTCTTAATTAGAATTATAACAAAAACATACAGCAAATGTCAAGAACTGTTTTTTGTAGGTCTTGCTAGAACGTTGTGGCTGTAGTTTCAAATGTATACAACGCGTAACGCATAGCATCGGCCATATGGGATGCCATGTTGTGTTTCGGTTTCTCTTTTAATAAATTAGGGTTAGGGTCCCATTGGTATTGGTCCAATGAAATGAGTGCTTCTTTGCAAGTTTGATTAACAATTATCCCATCGTTATCAACTACAGTAGCTACATGTCCAATTCCGTCTAGTACGGATTTCTTGGCATTTATAGTACTGATATCATAATTTTGTGCAAAGTCGTATCTTGTTTGTTGAGCTGCTGAATCAATATAAATATAATCAATATCCCATTTATGAATTAATTTTTGAATCTGAGCTGCGTGTTGTTCTGTTGTTTTTTCCGCTTCCATGTACTCATCTATGAGATAGTATTTTTTATTATCCCAGTCATAAGCAATTACACAGAAAGCTGTGGGGTCTTTATATCCTACGTCAAGTCCTGCAAAAACATCCATTTGACTAACGTCGATTTGTGAAAGGTCTGCAATACATTCTTCGTGATTAAATGCCCATACTTGGCCTTCATAAACATTAAAGTCTGCCATGTATTCTTGGGCGAACTCATTAGCTGACATTGTTTTTCTTGCTTCTATAATATCGGACTCTGATACACGAGGGTTTTCGTGGTAAGTTGCTTTTACACTGCACCACTCTGGAAACTCCTCGCTATGACCTCTGTAGTAAAACTCAGCAAAATAGTTGTTTCTACCCCTTGGAGTAGATATAAAGATTGCTTTAGAGTTTTCTTTGTCTAGTGTGGGCCTGAGCGCAACATTGAAAGCATCCCTCCCGTCTGTGAGAGCGGCCTCGTCGAATATGATGAGATCATAAGACCTACCCACGACCGAATCAACTTGATTAATGGAGCCCATACGAATCGTAGAATTGTTTGAAAGTTCAATAACTTTATCTTTTGCATTGTCTCTTAATACCTCTAAATCAAAATGTTTGATTAAGTTTCTTTGCAAATCAAATGAGATTTGCGATAATGAATAGTTTGGTGACATCAATAGTACATGACTATTAGGCACTAAACATACAAGTTGTCCTATAATATTTGATATGTATGTTTTTCCCTGTCGACGTGAAACTGCCGCGGTAATAAAACGATACTTCGGGTTATTGATTGCATTGATGATTGCTGTTTGAGATGTGTTAGGTTCTATTCCTAATAGCTCTAAATACTCCATGATTGGGAGTTTTATGAAACGTGATTCTTGATCTAAATCCATTAGATAATCACTAACTATATCTGTACGACTAATTTCTATCAATGCAATATCTCATCTGGAAAGACTTCATAGTTATCATCAGACTCCAGTTTTCCGATTTCTAACATCTTGGCGTATAAGTAACAATATGAAGCTGTAATCTGTTTAAGTTTTTCTTCAGCTGCTGATAATGTTCTTTTTTCTTCTACAGTTATAAGATTCTGTAGCATTTTTGTAGCGTGTACTGCACCTTCATCTAACCAAAGTTTGGTTCCGTTCGCTTGCATTATTTTCTCCTTTTAATTCCTCGTACATATTTTTGAGACTTAGGTGGTCTTTTTGTTGAACCACCTTTGCCTGCCCAAAACACTTTATTTGCCCAGTAGGCTGCTGAGCTTTTGCCTTTAGCAATATTTCTTCTGTGTCTTGCCTTGAAACTCTTTCGAGCTTCGGGACTATAGTTATGTCCCATGCCTTGTGCACCAAAGCGGATGATTTTCACCTTTCCGCCAACTCTAACTCCTACTACAGCTTTCTTTGTTCTGTGTTTAGGAGTTCTTTTAGGTTTATTAAGTCTAGTTAGCCCAGCTCTCTTGAGCCTTCCTTTTTCTGCTTTTGTTAGTGCCATGTTTTTTCTTTTCTAGTAAAACTTTCTTTACTACTTTATCAAGTCTTCCTGACTTCATAAATTTATTTATTTTTTTAAAGATATTATCTTCTTCTCCTTCTCGTTAATAGTTTAGAAGGTGTTCTTTTTCCAAACTTTGCCCTTTTAGGGTTTACTGTTTTACCAAATCTTGGTCCTACCGCTTTAGGTGCTGCTCCATAGAAGCCACCTGGTGTGGACATTGGAGACTTAGTATTTACAAAAGTTCCTGCTGCTGCATTCATATCTCGAGTTACTCCTCTTTTCAATACATGCTTTCTTAGCTTGGAGGTTGAGTGGACACTAGGTCCGCTTAAAAATCCGCCTTGTCTTGCCATTTTTATATTCCTTTTTACTCTAACGAGTACTTTGGCTTAGTAGCCTGTTAATGAGAACCGTATTTTGTGGGGTTCTCGGTAATTTTGTTAACGTTCTTACAGTATGTCCCCATACTAATTGTTCGAGTACAGCTTCCTTTAGCCTCTCCGAAAGAGACAAAGTTTTTTCTATTTCTGTACTTAAGTTTTGCATTGCTAGTCCTGTTCGACTTAGCTAATGTATTTTAGCTTTTTGCTTTCTGTTCTGCTGCCATCATTTTATCTTTGATGTCAACATTACCATCCCAGTTCTTATCTTTTCCTGTGATGATATTTATAAATTGAGTCCATTTAATTTTTAGCCACTCCATTTATTTTCTCCTTCTTTTTGTATAAGTCCTCACTCTAGTAGGTTTGCCGCCGACGCCTTGAGCTTTTGCTCTTTTTCTTCGTACTGCAGACTTCTTTTGTGCCTTACTCATTGTTTTTGCTCTGGCTAAAGGTACGCATTTCGGGTATCCTCGCCTCGATGTTTTTGCGGAACTACGTCCACAAGGTTGATACCTGCCTTTCTTTTTAGGTCTTCCAATATCTACCCATTTTTCTTTAAACCATTTACTTAGGCCACCTTTAGGTTTCGCCATGGTCATGTTCTATATCACCGCTTACTAAATAATTGGCTGCTTGTACTAATTCATGCTCTGATACGGCAATCTTATTAGTCCACCATGTTTCTAAGGACATTTCTTCTTTGCCTTCGAGTCCATCTAATATCATTTGGCAATGATTTATAATTACTTTACAACTTGTAATAGCA